GGTAGTTGATACCATCAATCAATTGGTGAAATCGCACGGTGTAAAGCTATCCAATGTCCTATGCGATGAGGATGGCATTGGTGGTGGTGCAGTTGACTATCTTAAATGCAAGGGATTTCTTAACGGATCAAAATCGGTGCGAGATAACTATATGAATCTCAAAAGTGATTGCTATTTTAAGTTAGGCGAACTCATTACCAACAACCTGATAACATTTGAATCCACACACAAGGACACAATCGTTAAAGAATTGGAGATGATACGCAGGGAAAAGTTGGATAGTGATGGCAAATTGAGAGTGACTAATAAAGAAGATTTGAAAAAAAGGCACGGCATTTCTCCCGACTTTGCGGATGCCATTATGATGAGGGCATTCTATGAATTAAAAAAGAATTTCGGGAAATATGCTTTTGCGTAGAAATTTATTTATATTTGTAACCAACTAAAAAACACAATTATGGAACTAAACAAACTAATCAAGATGCAAGCCGAAAGCTATGCATCTTTTGGGAACGAAGACGATATGAGTGGCTCTGCTTATTTCGCATTTATGGAAGGTGCAAAGTATGCACTACAACTAATCTCTAAACAAATCAATGACGAGTTATGAAAAACAAAATTACACAAGACGACCACGAAAAGTTAAAGGTGCTTAACTTACTAATGTGGTTGCAGGCTTCATTGTATGCAGCGGATGAATGTGAGACCGTCAAATGGTTTTACAACCATCAAACTAAAATGCTGATGAAGCGACTCAATGAGTCCATCCAACGTGAACACGGCAAGACAATAACGGAACTTTGGAATGTGGATGGTGCGATACTACCTGATATTACTCGGCAGTTGGATGACTTCACTTATGAAATGGCAACCTATGGTTACTGGATGCTGCCCGAATTGACTAAATTGATTCAGAACGCAAAACAGGAATCTGAAAAAGTGGAGGTGGTAAATGAATAAGCAAAGTAGTATTGATTGGTTTCTAAATGAGTTTAGTAAACAAATTGAATTTGCACCTGAATCGGAACTGGATAAATGGTATAAAGAACTAATACCAAAAGCCAAAGCAATGCACAAAGAGGAGATTGAAGAGGCTCATTATGATGGGTCAATAATTACACTATTAAAACCAAATGATGATATGCTTAAACAATCTGAACAATACTACAAAGAAACATTTGGAAATGAAGAAGTGCTTTAGTTGCAATCGTAAATTTCCTTTGCTGATGTTTAGCAAGGACAAGATGAAATATCAAAGACCAAGTGACCATAAGAGGGTGAAGTGTTGCCGCATTTGTAATTACTTCAAATGGTCAAAAGATGGCGAAGGTTGGTTCTTTGACTATTCAATAGGCAAGTTTACCAAAGAGGAATTTAAGTCTAAATTTAGCGTATTAAAAAGAGTATTAAGATGAAGAAACAAATAGAACAAGTGCGAGAATTTCGCCAAAGATTTAATCTACCTATGGATGGATGCAAGACAATGCAAGATTGTATGTTGCACGAAAGATTAATTCAAGAAGAATTAGATGAGATGAAAAACGCTGATGACCTCATTGAGTTATCTGATGCTATTATAGATCAAATATATTTACTTTTTGGATATGCTATCCATCTTGGAATTGATGACAAACTTGAAGCGATGTTTGACGAAGTCCACGCAAGTAATATGAGCAAACTGGATAGGTTCAATAAACCCATTTATCGTGAAGATGGAAAGGTGATGAAAGGAGAAAACTATTTTACACCAAACTTAAAAAAAATAATAGAGCAATGAACTCAATAGAAAAACTAATTGACCAATTTAGAAAGTCAATGAAAGATCATTACTATGATTTTGGCAAGGCATATTTAGTGCATTTTAATAGAGATTTAGAAGATGCCAGAAGGCAATATAAAAATGAAATTACTGAAGCTTATTGTCAAGGAATGATTGCAGGAAATAATAAAGAGGTGCAAGATTGCAATTTTCGTGAATTAGAAATAATTGTAAATGCAACAAATAATTACTACCGAAATAATATAGAAAAATGAATATAACACACGATTTCGACAACTGCCAAAGTGATGTCTACAAAGAAGTAATAACTGACCTTATCTCACGTGAAAAGATGGGACGAATGAAGTATGGCACGACAGTAGATAATGCGAATTTATCAGAGCGTGAATGGATGCAGCACGCATACGAAGAGGCTCTTGATTTTGCTATCTATTTAAAAAGAATGATGTCAAAAAAATGACATTCGCACCTGATATCAAAAGAGTGGCATTGCGCCACTTTTTTTTTGCCCTTAATTGTTCATTTAATGCCTCACTTAATCCCTTATTTAATCCCTCTAATTGTGCAATAAATCGCACATTATATTCATTCAGTTGAGTGTATGTATCAATTGTCATACGTTGGTTCTTATCTAACTCAATGTAGTAATCAAGTGTCCGTACACCAAGTACAACTAACCTACGTTCAACGCTCAAAGAATCCAGCTCCTTCGAGTTCAATGAGTCTTTGTATTGCCCTTGCGTATGCGCTATCAATGGCAGTGCTATCAAGAAGGTAAATAGTATCAATGTCCTTTTCATATATCGTTTTTAATTTGGTGCGTTCAATTGTTAGCGTATCAATGCGCATTTGATATTTAGTAATGGTATCTGAACTGGTTACAAATTGTACCCTACTTGTTTTAGGTCTGCAAATCAATATACCAATAGCAATTCCAATACTAATAGATATTGCCTTGATTAATACGATAGTTCTTAACGTGAAATTCTTTTCCATTGCCCCTTGTTATAATTGCAAATCCGTGATTGTATTTACTATATGGATTGTAGTCAGGACTTAATTCAGATAAGCAACCCACACCCCAGCACGTTATCACCTTTCCGTTAACATCTCTTTCCGTGTGTTCAGCAGTTTGGTGGTGATGTCCACACATTGCATTTGCTTTTGTCTTAAGAAACAATCCCCTTGCAACGTTAACGGATGGAATAAATTGCTTACCAAATTCGTGACCGTGAAAGATTGACAACCCACCTACGTTCAATTTATTTTTACCTTCAATCCATTGCACGTTGTGCTTATCAAGATGGCACAATGAAGCAAAATCAAAGGCATCAATGTCGAATAGTTCAGGTGCTTTCACTCGCATATAACGCCAGTATCTTTCCTCGTGGTTACCTTCTTTGTAAATGATTTCTGCTTTCGGGAAAGTTTGTCTTAATTCGGAAATGAAAGTACGCATCGCATACAATTCGTCTTTGAACTTGCGCTTCTTTGGGTCTTTCACAAAGTCACTGATCATGTGACAATCCAAAGCGTCACCATTCAATACAACTGTATCAACTCCTTCATCTAATCCAGTTTGGATAGCTACTGAAATGGCATCGATGTCGTGGTATGGAATGTGAATATCGGATAGGATTAAAATCTTTTTGCCCTTTATATCAATATGCTTCCTTCCTTTTGCATACGACTTTGGTAACTTGAAAGGATTTTTAGGTCTATCTTCACTTTTCACCAATGATTTGTCGGTTAAATTCTTTCGATTTCTTGCGCCATTCTTTCCCTCAATTGTTCGAAGAACAGTCCTTGCATCTTCAACACCTAAGAACGTTTCAAAGTGTTCTTTAGATAATTTCTTCGCTAATGTCAGCGTTGGTGTATTGGGAAAACGCTCACGCAATTCACGTGCGATTTTTGTCTTTTGACTTTCTGCCATATATTTTAGAATGGTTGGTAAACTGTCCTACCACCACTCTTGACCGCACGCAATATCTGACCTCTGTTTCCTTCCTTGTTGTAAGATACGTGAACCCAAGATGGTGCATTCTCACTTCCGAACTCCCATATAAGTTGGTCAAATGTACAATTATTTTTGATGTAATCAAATATCTCTTTGTTATTTATGCCACCGTGAATATCTGCATCAATATCCAACGCTTTACCTTGCATATGTTGTGAACTTTTTGAACCGCCTATACGTGTATTAAGTTCAACGCTTCTGAATCCTGATGATATACCAATAGGCTTTCCGAAATGCTCACGGACTTTGTCGAATATGTTAGTGCAAACTAACTTTAGATTGCCCAATTGTTCAGCATTTGGAACGTTACCAATTCGTAGCGCAGTCGCTTGATTGCTATGCGTTACCTCTTTGTAGCTTACGTACTTACTTACCTTTTCCATCAGTCATCGCATCGGTTATATCTTCTGATTTCCTTCCAATGATTGTCTTAATCTTGCTCCACAAATCCTTACCAGTTACAGACTCAATACTTTCAATGATTGATTTGAATTCAATGATGGCTACCACGGTTGCAATTAACTTAGTGATGGGGATAAGTTGATCTATTATGTAAGTTTCTATCAAGAATCCGCTTACGATTGCTATTTGATACAACATCAATTTAGTGATGGTATCACTCATCCTGCGTGACCTAATTCGCTGACCTAATTTGATAGCTTTCCACACACCTACCACCATATCCATTGCAACCAAAAAACCAATGGTAATCATCAGTTCTTTGATGGGCAAAAAGACCGTTGCAATACCCAACAACCACAACTTTACCTTCATCTTTTTTCCTGCTTTTTTAAGTATTGTTTCAATAGCTTTTCGTACTCTTTTCGCTTTAATACGATGGAGGGAGAAAGTCTTTTATTGACCACTTGTTGCGCCATTCTTTATAGGAATTTGTTATTAAAAAGTTACTCTTTCCGTATGGGTTTCTATCAGGGAAAATGTTGTTGTCAGTATTGTTGGTATATTCAGGAAACAACGTTGAATTAAAACACAAATAATCAACCATTCTTTTGGTATACCATCTTGCGTTTTGACGTGCAGCTTCCTTCAATGATTCCATTTCACTCTTTGTGACTGGAGTTGTGTCCTCACTTTGTCTACTAACCAAGTTACCGTTGTCGTGTTTATACAAAAGAGATGGGTAAAGTTCTACCATAGTCCACCATAACACCACCTTTAAGACGTATTCGTTCAGTAATGTTTCATAGTCACCAGTCAACGTGCCACCACTAACATCAGCTTTCAATTTTACCGTCAAATTTGTACCCAAAAAGTTGGTCAAATACTTATCTTGTGCCAAATAAATAGCAGGTCTGATGAGGTTGGGATCAACTGCATCGGTTAACGGTGTGAACTTCTTGATGTAGTCCTCATTTATCAATAATATTTCTTGTGGTATTGGCATTTTAATTCGTTTTAATTATGCATATTTTAGTGAACCTCTTCCTGGTCTATTGATTGGCGCAGTTCCTTCTATTCCTTTCTTTGGCACATATGGGTTATTACCTACACGCTTATCGTTTTCAAGACCTTCATTTGGTAAAATCCTTCCTTTGCTATCTCTTTTCCTTACATAAATTTGACGCCTCCAAAAATGATGGCAAAATGACCCCCCAAGGTAGCGGAAGATGGAATAATTTGATGCCCCAGTTGGTGCGAAATCTCCATTAACTCCTTTCTCACTCATATTCTCAATGTCCTCATATCTGAATACCGCACCCTTCACGGATAAGCCGACCATCTCAACGCAGAATTCACGTGAGTTAGCGGATAGATTTTGTGAATATGCATAACGTAATTTATACAATCCTGCATCACCCCAATTACTTTTCTCCCCTCCATTTGCATCCGACATTGATGGCATCTTATTGAACATTTCAGAGGTAAAGTTCAATTCATTTTCGGGATCAGTAACCTCCTCCTCGCTTATCAATTCCCATTCTTCTGAATCAATATATTCAGCTTTACTTTTTAAGTCCTCAATAAATTGTTTTCCTTCCTCATCAGTGAAATCTTTTTCTGATGAACAGCAAATTTTAGAAACGCTTTGGTGTTCGCACTCAACTTTTTTTTTTTGAACTACTTGAGTAGGGTCAATAACTACGTTGGATAAGTTGTCAAAAATGTTATTGATTTCAACATCTCCCAACATAGGGAATGCAGCTTTTGTAATTGCCTTTGCAGATGGTATGGTTAACACATTCGCAGTAGTCTGAACAATGATTTCAAGGAGTGATGCTATTTGCGCTCCATTCAAAGCTTGACTTGCAACGTCAACGCTTGCAGTTGTTGTTCCTGCATCAGTTACTACCTCATCAGTAAGCAAATCATTTTGCACTATGGTACAATTTGCAATGACTCCAAAAGATGCAAGGAGTGTTTCAGCTGCATCTGTAATTAATCTTTGGAATGGATCAATAACTTGACGTGAAAATATGCGCAATGCAGTTTTCATTTCATCTGTATTTGAACCCAATCCACCGCCATCTCTTACACCAAATAACAAAGGTGACGTTACACGATGGCTAACTAAAATGCTTTCAACCGCTTGGTCTACCAACGTGGTGAATTGCTTATCCATATCACTAACTGGAAACGGAGTAAACTCAACCCCTCTATCTCTTTCTTCGTTAAAGAAGGTCAACACCTTACCAGCATTTTCTGCGCCTTGAATAGATGCAGTCAACTGATTTTTAATCATATGTTGTTCTTCGAGTGAAGGTATACCGTTGTTGAAAGATGCAATTAATGAGGGGAAGAAACCGTTAAGAATCAAGTTCACTTGATACTCACTCAACTGCCTCATCTTTTCAATCTCATTTATCGCACCAACGTAATCAGGCTTGGGATAGTACTCACTTCCAACCATCATATGGTGAACAAATAGAACTTGCTTTGGTAGTGCTTCTTTGTGTTCCTCATTGAACATCGCAATATACCTCGGCTCATTCTTTTTCTTTCTGATATTTGACCAATCTCTTGAATACCAAATACCAGTGATGGAATCATCCTCATCACTACAAGCCAAACGGCAGTTTTCAAATGGTAGATGGTTAACTTGTGCAATGGTACTTCTATCCATTGACCATATTACCTCCCAATAAAAGCCACCGTGTAGCTTCAAATCTAACGCAGTAGCGTTAACAATCTTATCAATTGACAACCTTTTGATTTCGCTTACTGCTTGTGTTGTTGATGCAGTCATTTCACGGCCTGCAATCATATAAGATATCGAGTTAACGAGCGCACCGTGTATTGGTGACTCGTTATAAAGTTCAATTAAATATTGTGGAAAGGCATTTGCCTCCCCATAACTCACCCATCCTTTTCTATCTTCAATTTCAATAGGCGCAATCTTGACGTATTTCGCCATCTCTATTTGAGTTGCTCCAACTCTTTGCTTTATTTCGTCTATCAGATTAGCCATTGTATTCTATATCGTTTGGGATGGTTAGTGAAGGTTGGTCAAAATATTGGGTTAGCGTATTGAATTCAATATAGCCACGCTTAATTTCTCCAACCACATCAGGATCAGTAGGGTCAAGGTTGCCAACCGAATTTTGACCGTATATAACGTAGTTATAACGACCTCCTTCAGTAATGAGAATGCTGCCATTAACGGCATCATCTGCATTTGTACTAATTGACAAAATTGAGATTCTTTCATTTGTACTAATTAGCGTTGGAATAACCGCAAATTTTTCTAATGTAATTTCGTTTTGAAGTATCAATAAATAATACTCAAACGTTGGTAAAAGCAAAGCCCCCTCCTCTAAAGAGAGAAGGAGGTTTTGAGATGCAGTATTTGTCTGTAAGTAATTCATCTACTTACAAAGATAATTAAATAGTAGGTGCTTCAACGTCAATATCTGCGAAGTTATCGAAAGGAATTGAAGTGAATGACTCCAATCTGTAAGCCTTATTTTTTTCTTCAGCAGTTAGAGTAATTGTATAACCATTCAAGTCACCTTTGGCAACTCCAGTTGCAGTAGATGCAGCAGTTACTTCAGCACCATCGAAACGGCCAACCATCCAGATATTGTCATTGTTGTCTTGTACAAATACAACCAAACGATTTTTACCAAGCAACTCTAATTGCTTTCTGCGTGGAGCAGACAACTTAAAGAATGTAGCCGTTACCGTTTGAGTGTAAAAAATTGTACCGTTCTCAACGCTTGAAGCCACCTCCTCGGTGAAGCTACCAGTGTGTTTTGGACAAATGTATTTATAGATGGTTGCAGCTGGCAATCCATTAACTTCTTCAGCACCATCAATACTGATACCGCTTAAAAAGTCAGCGTGTTGCTGCAAGTAGATTGCTTTGATTCCACCGATTGTATCTTTACAATCTAACATAAATCCTGCAGTTAATTCACAAGCCATATTATTATATTTTTTATTAGTTAAAATAAAGGGAAGGTAGAACTAACCACCTTCCCCTTTACTTGTGGTTAAATTAGTTGTGACCGATTACGCAGTCAGTCAATACACCTACTTGAACTCCAGTACGGAATCTCATTGCCATGCGTACGTTATCAGATGCATCAGTCATCGACATATCAACTACTTTCACTTCAGCGAAATCAGAGTTAGCATCAACACCAACAAACAAGTTTGAAGGTTGTGCTGCAATCACAGTTCCAGTTGAAATACCAGGACAAACATAAATGTCGTATCCGTTAAATTGCAAGTTGAAATCTTCAGAAGCTTGGAACAAATTAGCATAACCTAAAGCAGATACTGCTTGGCGATAAAACTGAGCAGTAGCACGGTTAACATACAACTTGGTTTCAGGTGAACCAATCAAAGCAGCAGGCAAAGCGTTGATAACTGCATTCATATTAGCAATAACAGTAGTTACATCTAAAGTAGCAGCCCAAGTTTGATCAGCAGAACCACTCAATCCAGCCTTCAACTTCTTTTCAAATCCGTCAAATGAAGCGTAAGTTCCACCTGTATCACCTTGCCAAATTGTGTACTCGATAGTTTCACCAACTTTAGCAGCAGCATATCCGATTAAGAACTCTGCAAAGTTAGCAGGAACTACATCGTTAATGAATCCACGACCAGTTGCAGCAGCTTCCCAATCTTGTGCAAATTCTTTTTTGCAAAGTTCAAGATTAGTCATCAAATCTGTAACGGTCAAAATTGACTCAGTCAAAGTCAAAGAACCTTGTTGAGTGAAGTCACAAGCAGCAGCTTGAACCAATGAAGCTGAGTTAGCCAACTTCTTTAATACAGCCTTGTACTTAACTCCTTCTTTCAAAGTTACATATCCTTTTGCCAAAGTGTCCCCTGAAAGGATGGCAGCGTTGATATATGGTAACGCGAGTTCACCTGCATAGGTGCTTGTGATTGTCAATGAATCAGCCATTTTTTTCTTTTTTTATTTTTATTTGTACTTATTTATAATTGAAAAGATTCTGTTTTTAGAATCCATTTTCGCCAAGTTGATAGGCTCTGATTTAGCAACTGAAGTAGACTTCTTAACGCTATCAACTGCAGGTTGCTTGCTCATCTTTTCGATAGTAGAAGAAAGAGTTTCTTTCTCTGCATTTAGAGCGGCAATCTTTGCTTCGAAAGCTTCAACCAATGAATTGATTGTAGACTCAAATTCCTCTTTGCTTACACCTTCAAAAGCAGCTTGCTTTTCTTCTTCGATTTCGATTTCTACCTTTGGCTCTTCTTCCATTGGTTCTTTAATCTCTGTGATTACACCACCTGCAACCACGATTACTTTACCTTCAGCGGTTGTGTGTTCTCCATCAGGTGCAGGAACGGGGTTGCCGTCACCATCCATAATGAAAAGTTCACTACCTACTTTAAATTCAGCATCGGGAGAATATACCTCCGTGCCATCAGCTAAAACGGCCATTGCCATTTGAGCTTCTTTTGTGATTTCCCCTTCTGCGGACAACTGAATACCAAAGGCCTTCAAGCGGTCTGCATATTTGGAAACGATTTCACTTACTTTGTTCATATCTATGTTTTACTTTTTCTTTGAGTAAGTAGCAAAACCCCTACTTTTGTTCCCGTTGTAATGTGTTTTTTTAGTTTGTTTAGTTGTTTCGGTTTCACAAGAAAGGCCCTCCAAACGTGGAAGGCCTTTTTTGTCGGGTAAATAAAACACCTGCACAAGGTGTAATCGTTACAATCCGCTTAACTCGTTTTCGAGTTCTTTCATTATCTTTTCGATCTCTTGTTGAGTCATATATTCATCACTGATTTCAGTAAAGAATCCTTCAAGTGAAAAGCCTTTAACGTCACCTTGTTTGATTGATTGCCACACCTCATCGTTATCAATCTTCATTCCAATGCACCACGTGCCTTCGGGGAAAGAGAATCCAAAGTTTTGGCTCTTGTCGTGCTGACCTTCCACTATCCAAGACTCCACAACCGTGCATCCAACAACTGGGATTTCGTGTTCCAAATTTGAGTTGTGATGCATATTTCTTTTAAGGTATTCTTGCGCGATTTTGTTGATGGTTTCTTTGGAGTATTTGCAGTAGTATTCACGCTTCATCGAATCAACTCTGTATATCAATTGCTCGGGAATCATCACCGCACCATATACCATTTTTCTTTCACCTTCCTCAATGGCTGCTTGTTGCACCTTGCGTGTTTTTGACAATGCTACAAAGTCCACTTCAATTGCAGGATTCTCAACTAATGACATTGCGTGAACTCCTAAATAACCGCTATCGTCTATCGTGTATTCGATGACTTTAACTTCTTCTTCTTTCATATTTACTTTATTAATTTTGATTGGTCAAGTATCTTTTGTTGTGCATCTTGTGCCGATGTTACATTAGTAGCTAAAACATAAGATTGTATCGGTTGTGCTTTCGTTTGTCCATTGTTTAGAAATGACAAATCCAAGGCAGGTGCTGATGTTGAACTACCACCACCTCCACCCAATGCACCCATACCGCCACCACCTGGAGCGGGAGGTGTACTTGTTGTACCTGGATTGAATTTAGTAGCTGCAATTCTGGCAACTTTAGCAAGACCAGCAGTAACTGCAAGACCTGCCATTAAAGCAGGATAACCTGGAAAACCTATTGTAATAGGTGATTTTGAAGCAGTCGTAAAAGCAGCAGTTGCACCTTCATAAGTTTGAATTGTAGCTTGTGCGATTCCCAACGCTTTGTTTATTTGAAAAGATTTCTTTGCATTAATCAATCCAAAATCAGACATTGCACTAGCCAAATCCATTAGACCGCCAATTGTTTGAGATGCAATTTGTAATCGTGCATTTTTTAATGCGACTTCACCTTCTAATATTGTTTGCCTTTTTCTTTCTTCTATTTCGATTTCGGTTGCAGCACGTGATTTAGCTAAATCTTCACTCATTTTAGATAAGTCAAGACCAGTTATTCTTTCGCTTTCTAAACGTATAGCACCTTTTTCTTGAATTTCTTTTATTGAACCAATAGCAGATTCCCTTTCTTTCTCTTGTGTCTTTATTTTTTCTTTGACATTTGTTTCTTGCTTTTTAGTTAAATCACTTTCCTTCTTATTTAATTCAAGAATTTGTACTTCATATTCCGCAATTTTAGCTTTTAAACTATCAACATTTTTCTTTTGTTCTTCTACTTTTTCCTTACTCGCTACAACTCCAAATAATTCACCAGCCTTTTCTACTGCCATACCAATCAAGGCTTGACCTCCAAGTATGTATTTTGCTTGTCTAGCTGATGAAGCTTTAACACTTGCCTCTTGTTCTTCTAATATTTTTAATTCTGCTTCAATTTGCTTTTTAGAATCACTAATAACTTGCTTTGTTCTTTCTCTGCGAATAGCAATAATTTCTTTTTCAGCAACACCTAATGCACGCAGTTTTCTTTCTTCTAAATCAAATGCTTTTAATGCGTTTGTACTTGCATCTGTTGCATCTTTTGTTGCCGCTGCTAATTGCTTTGTTTCATCGGTTACAAATGGCATTGTCTGACCATACTCATATAACGCAACACCAACGGCAGTTAATACAGTAGCAGTTAAAAAAATTGGATTATTAAATAAAGCTTTACCCAAATCAAGAAACGATTGTCCAAGACCTTTGACACCTGCAATGATATCATCCATCTTGACATCTGTTATAGCAGATGACATTCCTTGAATACCTGTAATTGCACCACCAAAATCAAGTGACATCAAAGATGAACCAATCATACCAAATGATGAATTCAATCGTTCCAATGGATCGCCTGATAAAGTACTCACGGATCTATTCAAATCACCTACTTTATCGGTCAGCGCCCCAAGTTCTCTTTGTACTTTATCAAATTCCGCAGTTCCTTCTGGCAATCTTCCCAACTCGTCACGGAGTTGTTTCATTTGCGCTCTTAATGATTGAGCCTTTTGCTCACCATTACCTTGTATTTCAAATTCTAAAACTACTTTATTATCAGCCATTGAAAATCATTTTAATTAATTCATAAGTACCCCAAATTAAAGTAGCAAGAATGGTCATATTGATACAACCAGTTATCACTTTTGGTAATTTATTTTGGTAGCTTTTCGCATTCGACTTGATGCCCATCTTTTGCATCTCGCAAATGTTCTTAAATGTCTGCTGTGGATTATTCATAATGGTATTGGTTATAGATTATTTGACCGCCAATAAAGATATTGTTCTCCGGATAGCTGCTATTTTTTAGAAGTAATTGTGGAGCAAATGTTAATCCCACAATATCCACTCCGAGTTCAAAATTACCGCTAATCGTTTCAAGATTTTCACTAACTATAATGGCATCTTTCACGGATAACACTCCAGCACTTGCACCCAATTGAATATTAAATTCAACAACTCCATTGCCGTCTATCCCTGCGCTTATTTGTCCAATGGTCAACATCAATTTTGCATACCATACTGAATCATCAGGAACGGTGATATAACCATTTCTCTCATTTGTTAGCGTTATTGGTGTGGTGTTATTTGTCCAATCTCCTGCACCACGAACTTGAATAATTCCGCTTTGATACTCACCTGCATATGCGCCACCTGCGCCTAATGTCACACCTTGATTGATTGCCCTTGCTGATGTGCCAAGTACCATTACGCTTCCCAAATCAGAAACAACTATATTACTTGAACCACTCACAATACTGCCACTATTTGAACCACCAACAAAAACATTATTACCATTTACAAAAGTTCTTTCATTGATTTCTTGCACAACTGCATTATCAGCTATGTATGCCGCCTTGTTAACTGGTGTTGTTTCAACATTTGAAAGAGTAGTGGTAACCTCTGAAAACATTTTTGTCCTTCCTCCTCTACCTTTTGCATCTCGTGGAGTTGCGTAGCATTCTGAACCAACCCAAAAATATCCGTAATTGTTACAACAAGTCTCAGTTCCAGGTTGTGTTTCTCCTTCAGAATCTTCCCAAATAATGTTTCCATTAATTCCAATAACTGGCTTTGGAGAAAGTAAACAATCGGGAGTTGCGCTAACAAATTTAATCAACTTCACCTTAACGCTATCTTGCATTCCTACCACATAATCACTAATGTCAAGAATTCTATAGTACGCATCTTTGATAAAGATTTTATCATTGAATTTGAATTGATAAACATCAGCAAAATCCAAGGCAAAGAAAGCTTCAATAACACGTGCATCAGGTGCGTAAATGTCAGATATATAATTATTCCAATAGCGTTGATATAACGTCTTATATGGTGTGCTATCTAAATAGTGCAAAGGCACTTCTTGTCCAAAGTTTAAATCTTCATCTGCAATTGATGGAATAGCCGTGGTGTAATGACTAAATAAAAATGCAGTATATGGTAGCACATTACCAAAGTCATCATTATAAATATTGAATGTTATCTCATCTTCAGTTTTATACAAAATGCGTGCGCCAGGTGCTGCAAATTGTCCATTTCCTGACTGAAATTTAGGTATAGGATAGTCACTACCTTTGATGCTATTTAATGGAGTAGCACCAAACATTATTTCAGTTTTTTGTTCTTTGGTTGCAAAGTCATTTTCGGGATCAATCAACAACAACCTACCATATACACGACCTCCTTGTGCGTTATATAATTGATTAAAATAATCATTCATTGACTTGTATGTCCACAAGTTTTGCTGCGCTTGATAGTCAGCCGTTGATGTGAGTGTAATGTCTTTTGATACGTCTAATTTATTCGACCAATCTTTTGCAACTCCTTCAGCTAAATATTCTTGAATCGGTTTAAATGTCAATAGATTTGGGTTGATATCATCAGCAATAACAACCAAATTAAACATCTTAAAAAGTGATGACATAAACTCACTACACTTCATTACTGGAGCATTAGCTGCCCAATCAATTGCGTTACCAAACAATGGCTTTGATATGTCCAATGTGCCAACCTCAAAAGATGATATGGTAAATGTAACTAATGGATTAAGATTGTATGATTGTAGATAAACATCTGTAAAGATGTAAAGAATTGGTTTAATTGTCCATCCTTCTTGAACAAAAGCGGAAGATGTTCCAGTTGTTGCATCAACATCAGTATTGGTGTTATAGATATAATCTTGTAAAGCATTATCCCATACCACAAAATTAGCTGAACCACCATTAGCTATTAAAAAAGAAGATACTCCATCACTCGCCAAAAAACCCATCCAAACTGAACCTATTGAATTGTCAGCTTGAATAGTCATATTTCCTGCAAAGACATAACTACCACTAAAAGGTACTGTATAAATATTATTTGCACCAATATTTGAACCGGAATCAATGTCAATGTTTAAAGTTGGTAATTCAGCAACAAAGCAACTTCCTCCACTTGCGAAATTTGTTAATGTGAAATCAGTTGTATCAAGTGTAATTGATCCACTATTAGTTAACTTGAATCGTGCAGTATCAGGATTTCCTTGTTGTGCTATTAAATCACTTTCGCCAATCCACGGAATCCACATTTTATCCAACTGCTCCGTAAGTGTTGTGCTATCAGCCTCATTGAATTCAAATCCGCTTAACGCAAAGATTTTATCAAAGATGTATCTTGACCTTACAAATGGTGTGAGTTCACCAATCTTTGGAACAATATTAAAATCACTACTTAAAATATTTCGAGTGCCTGAATCATTTACATTCATTACCCAATTGTCACCTTTATCAGTTAATCCAAGATAAACATTTCCACTTGCATTAACTGCGGCCGTTGTAACATAAGACACAATGAAATCATAGTCTTCTTGCAACTCCGATGAAATGTAATTTTTAAAGTCAGCATCTCCAATCGTCTTGAAAAAATTTACAACGTTACCAAAGAATACTATCTCCAAATCACTCACCTCACCATTGCTCGTATAGGCAGCTTTGAATTGCACATAACCTTCAATGATTGGTATAGTGTCAACCGTGATAGATGCGTTGATTTTACGCTTTGGATTGAATCCACTAAATTGAAAAGTATTCTCTTGAATGAATCCAAAAATACTTGCATTAGTTGGAGTGAATGGAATCCGAAAAGTCCTCGAATAGTTACCACGTGGTGCAAGGTCTTGAATGTCATTGAACGACCAATTCAAAGAGATGTTTTCGTTCTCATAAAGGTCAACCAATAGAGGTGTTTCATCCCCTTGCGTGTATAAAATGAGTGCTGTTTGCATAGTTTAATTTTATGGACAATTACCTTGACCGACCTTTACATAAATGTTACCTGTATATGTACCGCCACCACTCCAAACTGGCAGTTGTAATTGGAAGTATTGACTGGCAGAAAAACCAGTACCCCAAACACCACTTGCTATAATTGGAGTGCCTGAATTATCCATTGAAAAATACGTTCTTGTTCCACCACCAGTTGCCACATTTCCAAGGTCTATAAATCCATTCGCTCCGTGTGCATAAGGTATATTCGGTGTGTAATTGATTTCAACGTAATATGCTTGACCTGGCACTATACTCATCCCAACCTCACTCACCGTAACCGTTATGTATCTATTTCGACCTGCATTTGTAGCTATTATATTACAAGAATCATCAACGTTTGCCCCTACTGTCATTGTTGTACTTCCAGATTGTTTTCCAAAAATGGTAAACAATTCGCAAGGATCAGGCGAAGGTATTGGGAATTGAGCAGGTAAGTTATTTAGAGTGTCATATTCATTAGCCAATTGAAGTCTTAAAGTTTGATTGTACTTTCGTGAATTGCGTTCACGCTTCATTAAGTAGTTGGTATCTTCTACCACTACTGGCAAAATGTTGTAACCATCCACGTTATCATCTACCATCCAAACGGATTTTGAATAGAATAAATCTTTCATTGCTTTATACTCGGATTCCGTTAACCAATCACTTGTTAAGTTAATGAAGGTCTTTACGATTGGCTCACGTTCGGTTAATGCACGTGAATAATTTTTAGTATCAAATGGAGTTTCAACGCTTGCCGTGTTATAGTTGCCAAGATAACTTTTATATCTTTTCTTTTCAACATCAATAGACCTTTCATTTTTCTTGATAAATGAGTAACTATCCCATCCTCCCATCTGATTCAACCAATACAAATGAACTGGATTATGTTTGCAATCTTCGTCAATATAAAATCCATACTTGGCAGTTATCTCAACATCTTCATCATCTATCCCTACAATTGTCCAAAAGATAGTATCATCAGCTTGTGCTTGTGTGATGAATGAGCCATCAACTAAATTTTTAAGACCTGCAGGAATGTGCAATAGTGCGCTATCCGAAAACTGCATTGGAATATCAAAAGTCACAAAATCATCATAGGTATTGTCGTACAATACATATCTAAAATTCGCAATGTTTACGTAGGGATAATTTTGATTGATGTACGTTCCATCGTCTGCAATCCACGAAAGAATCTTGTAAGCTGAATCTTGCGCTCCTAAAACATTTGAACGTGAGATGCGTTGCCAATTGATGACTTCAGATTGTAAGCTTAAAGGAATGTTGATGCGAGTGGCAACCGTTTCTTTGTTGAATCCAAGTGTGTTGTCGTAATACTGCGATAGTGCAATTGGTTTGGTGTCATTGCTACCCATAACCAAAAAGTTGCTTTTACCCTTGCCATATACGCACATTAAATTATAAGCAACCAATACAGTTGGATCTTCAGTAAATACCCCTGCAACATCGTAACCTTCGTACAATTCAATGGTGAAGGTATTTACTAAATTGTCATTCATCAATAATGCGTCAGATATTTGAAGCATCACATCGTCACTATTAGGGATGGTAACTCCAGTTGGTATCAATTGGTTAAAGATGGTCTTGGCATTAAATACCCCACTACCCACCGCATTAGGTGATAGATAAAAAGTGTAAATCTTACTCGTTAAATTTTCAGTTAATTCAACTATGTATTTGAAACCTGGATTAGCAAACTCGCTTGATGTCATCGTAAATGAAACATCGTTATTGGAATAACACATTCCAGTAAATGCATCAATGCCTTGTGCGGTTAGTCCTCTTATTGCCGTATTATATGCCATATCTTATACCTTTATTGTACCTGCTAAATTTTCTTCGATTGCTATTGTAATTTCACTTTTTAATGCAGCCATAAATTTGTCATTAAAATCAACCAACGTTTCATTGACTGCATCTCTATAATAAAAGAGTGGAGGTATTCCCCTCCTTCGTATTGCCCTCATTATATTAAATGCCATTCCCTCCATTGCTGCCTCTTTGGCCTTTGGTGTTTTGAACTTTTTAAATGAGCCATTTGGTTCACGTGGTTGGATGCGTTTAACTTTCATCCAATCATAAATAGCCTTTTGCATTGTACCCATTCCACCTTTTCCACCTTTTCCACTTCCAGACCTAAATGAGTAAGGAGAATTCACACTACGTTGTGTTCCGTTTACCCCTTGCTCAACAAAGTCAGCGTAATCAGAAGCTTTACCCTTTGCAAAGAAATCAATGCGCTTGTATTTATTGTCGTATCTAAATGCTAACGACTTGCGTAACGTATCGGATGCCACCGCCCTTCTTTTCTTTCCATTGACAGTTCTATACACACCAAGGTTAAGCATTGCCTTTTCGACAACCTCTTGCCCAAATTCCTGCATCAATTGTGTGAGTGGATTATTCGCCATCTGCAACTTCCTCTGTAACTATTATATAATTGCCATAAGCTTCAGCCTCTGCCATATCCAAAGTCTCAATATAGCCATTATCCGTAATCATTCTATATTTCGTCAAAATCATATGCGAGGAGTTGTGAATGTTTGTTTATATCCAAAGTAATCAGCAAAGAAACTACGTGCAGTTAACCCTATTGATTTACCAATTTGGATTTTTGGTATTATTGCCTGACTCACGCCAGTTGGTATATTAGTCGTGTGCGTTGCCACCAAAACATTATCAATGTAAAATTGAACTGATGTAGAGGCTGCGTTAATTTCAATGGTGAACTTTTGCCAAGCACTTGTTGTAGCTGCCACACTTGTAGTCGTTAACGTACGAACTGAACTTACTGCCGTTATGCATTGCCAATTTGGAGAGGGAGATGTACCATTTTGAATACCACCTTCATCGTAAGTAAAAAAGATACCAGTTGGATCAGATGCGTTAATGGCAGATGTACCCATACCAAGAACAATGCGATACCTTTCAAGTGATGTGCTTAAGGTTGGAATTAAAATAGATGTTGTGAAGCTAAATGCACCACCTCCCAAAGCTAAAAAGTTATTGCCACTTGTTGTGCTAAATATACCTGCCGCACCAGTTGCATTTGTACCAGTTGCAGGTTGAATAAAGCCTTGTTGATTTGTGGCACGAACTGAAGGGGCTGCGCTTATTAATGCAGTTGCTCCTGAACCTTGGGTGAACACCGTGTAAGCTGAATCAATAGCGTTATTGGTTGCAGCAGGTGAAATGAAATCGCTGAATCCTTCAATACCAAATCTTGCCCTATCGTAATTGAAAACCAATTCAGTTCCAGAACCTACAATTGAATTACCATTAAATGTTTTGAGTTGTTTGTTTTCCCAAAGTCCATTAGATGAATTGTAGAACAACCCATCGTTATTTGCAACCGATGCTATCTTAACATCGTGAATTTCATCTAACTCATAACCATTCTGAACCCTTACATACATACGACCTGCGCTTCCTGGACTTGCCGTTGTGACGAATCCAAGATATACAAGGTGGTTAGGTGCTGATGGTTTTACTTTCGTTATAGTTCCCGCCGTTGCACCAAGATAAACTGCATCTCCATCCGCCCACGTTGATGTTGATAATGTGCTTAATCCATCGAGTAGACCATTGACCATTATCAATCCTTTTTGATTAGCAGCTATTGAAGCTGACACCACCAATCCAACTGTTTGCGCTGAAGTGGCATCACTTGAATTAGATGCAAGCTTCACGGTCAATCGGTCACCTTGTCCACCAAATGCGTACACTGGTTGTCCTTTTGTGATAGTAACTGAATCAGCATTGGTTACGTATGCGAGCAAAGTATTTGGAGCAGTGCCAATAACTTGAAATCCGTTTAATGTAGTGTTATAAATGCAGAACATTTCAGCACCATCAATAATATCCCCACCTATCAACAAGCCGTTATTGTTTCTATACAAATCTTTTGCTCCAAGTGAATTGATGTTGAGCGTTGCTCCAGTTGTATTGCCAATGGCGAATCTAATTAGATAGGCATCACCATCGTTATAGGCAGTTATTCCGCTTATTGTTGTGGTGTAAGTATCAGTTCCCGATGTTGTCCCCTTTGGGATGCCACTACCACCACCTCCCCCTGGTATTGTTTTCCAAGTATTGTCAGCAGCCAAATAATCGGTTGACGCTGATGGATCATTGGTTGTGTATTGCAGTTTTTTCATTAGTCGTAAATTGCTTCTAATGTAACCTCTCCACCTGCACAAAATGAATTAAATACTTCTATTGGCATTTCGCATCGCACCCTACCATCTCCATTGTCATAATAAATGCCATAATCTAAAAAACAAGCGTTGTTCTGAACTGGAGGATTTGCATTAAGCATCGTCACAAAATCAGTTATGTTGGTTTGATTTGTGCCATAACAAGCGTGTGCGGATTCTTCGTTACAATAATAAACAATGCTATTCATTGGAGTACTTTCGAAATCAATAACCTGCGTAAACACGCTAATGGTTTGCTTACCATAAGGAATCTCACAAGCGTTCCACAAATAATCAACTGTGATATCAATTGACAATTGAACTCCAGTTAAGACGTGGCTAAACTCCTCAATGAATGGTTGCGCTGAAATTGGTTTACCCAATACTACCGACTCATCGAAGATTGTTCCATTTTCCAACATATTTACAAAGTCACCTGCAAGTTGTATGCACTCACTCATTGATTGGCGTTGATACTCAGTCTTTTGTTCTTTGTCACGTGGTATGTCGGAAAAATAGACATCCCACGAATAAGTTAATGAACCTGCATCAAATGAAAATGATGTTGGTGTGACGTGCATCCAAGGCCATTCACCTTCTTTCTCTAAATCAGCTTGTGAAATTTGTCCGTGTGTGAATCTGCGAATTAATGCGTGACTATTGGCGAAGTCTTGAAACTTACCAATGACAACGTTATAAGTGTAAAGAGATGATGCGCTCATATAGTTAAGTAGCTTTAATGGTTGTTTTTAGTCAGTAATTGTTTTTGAAAGTTAAAATAATCTATCCGATACGATAGATGCGCAAAGATTGTTGAGGCTTGCGTGTTAGTGATGGCATCAAATTTAGTGATATCCCTATCCGCTAATTCTTCAATGACGTGAAACCATCCGTACTTTGATGAGAGTTCGCTTGTTGCAATGCCTCCTCCATCATCATCATCGCTTCCTTCAGATTCGTCATCACTTGTGAATCCAAATACTGAAGCGAAGTGTTCACCAATTCTTTTTCTATAATCGAAAAAAAAACCAATGCTCCGTTTGCAATTGATAAAGGCATCTCATTGAAGTCATCTGCATTTTTTAGATGTGCTGAAGTGTAAGGCTCAATGGTGTACTTATTGCCAAGTTGGTTACTGATTGGTCTATAAAGGATGGCAAGTATCTTGTTGAGGTTCTTGGGAAAGTCTTTGCAGTTGGAATCAAGGTCAAGCCACTCACCAAATGAGATAGCGTTGATGTCGGGAACGAATCCGTAGTCTTTCCATCTGTTTTGTTTTGAAGCTTGTGGTTGTTCTATAATAGAACGAAATGCATTGATTGCATTTTGCAATTGATCTGGTGCTAACTGCCTTACAAAGTCTTTTGACTGTCCGAGAATAGCTGACACTTGACCTACCTCATTACCATCATTTAAAATGAAATCAACATACTGCTTTACCGTTATGTTATTATAGTCAAGTGATACTTTTATCTTATTCATTGTCGGGAAGCTTCTTGGAAAGTTCGGTAATCCATTCGGAGTAAAGTTCGGTAATCTTTGCCTTTGCTAATCGTTTACGTTGCTCCTTTTGTTGTAACCACATCCCGAATAATACCGCGATAGTAAACGCTGAATGCGCTTGTTGGTTAACTTCTTGATGTTCCATCAGTCTAACTTTATTTGATTTTCATTTATTATCTCGTAAAATCTTGTACGGAATTTATCCACACCTTCGAGTTCTTCGGATGGAAGATTTTGTGAATTGTATTTAGTCCAACTGCGAAGCTCCTGCTCTACTTCCCAAAAGGTCACCCATAGTTTTCTTGATTGTTGGAACAACTCCAATTCCTCATTGTCCTCATCGGTAAATTCGTATGTCACCTTCATAACTTATCACTTATTATTATTTGTACTGGCGCATCAGCATCACCCACAATCGTGTTTCTCGCTTGTTTTGGTTTGAAGTATTCAAGTGTCTTGAGATATAATTCTGATGCAATCATCTTATCCTCATCATTACGTGAACCCCACAACTTATTCAAGAAGTCATTGAACTGCTCCGCTTGTTGACCGGTGATTGATTCGCCCAATGCCTCCCATTGCAAAGTCTTTTGACCTTTAGCACCTGGAGGTTTACCGTTTGGGTTACCCGATTTTCCTTTTTCAAATGGCATATGCGATTGAATTTTGTTGATACTTACAATTCTAATTTACTTTTGAAGTGATTTATTAGTTGTTCCATCTTATGGTCATAGTATTTAGTAAAGGTAAGAAACCCCTCCTTATCGCTTTCCCATAGCTTATAAAGGATGTTCCTTAACCTTTGACCATTACTCTTTCGCTCTATCTCAAAATCAGCTTTAAGGTCATTAAGAATGTCCCTTTCATTAGTAGCAAACTCCTCCTCTTTTATCGCACAATAGACGAATGAATTTTGAAGGCTGAATAGTTGACCTGCAGTAGCTGGAGTAAGTTCATTAGTGCCTATTACAATGGCCGTAGTTTTATCTTTACGACTTTTGATTGATTCGATTTGTGCGGGAAGGATTATCATATTGGAAATGATCTAACTTTTTTCTCAGAAGGTGAATATTTATTTATTACATTAATCAAAGCACCTTCAATAAAATTTGATGTGTCTACTGTGTTTGATATTTCTTGAGATTTACCACCCCAAGATACAACCCACGTATTATGTTCTGGATAATGTTTTAATATTCCATCATTACAAACCCACTGTTGACCATTTTGAGTATAGTGAAATGTTCTTTTGTTCAACAATGGATTAAATGGGTATTTGGCTATCCATTTGAAACCATCTGCATCTTCATACAAATAAAATTTTGAATTGAATATACCATCAGTAAATAAGTATTCAATTGGTTTCATTGAATTTCTACTTTTCAAAGTTGTTATCATTTTCTTTATCATATACAAATATAAGTAATATTAATTAATCTAGAGAATAGATCCTGAACCAAAAGGGAATGAGAATATCCTACTGACTTTCACCTCAGCAGTCACTCCCTTTTAGATGCTAAGACAATCAATCTGTCGAATGAGTCCCTCACCTTCAAGTTTCAAAGTATCACCGATGACCTTTGACTTGGACACTACTTTAACACGATTCTCGGCTCGTGTGATGGTCTTGCGGCTTTGTCCTTAATGCTACCGCTGCGCTGTGCCATCATCCCCTTGTAACGCTACTCCTTTTACCCAAGCGTATTTGCACCGCCAATAAAAAGAGAATGCCCCAATCATTATAACTGTTCAGGGTTAAAATGAAAGGGGCAATACTTGTAACTCCTGAACACTACAAAGATAGTAATTCAGTTAAATGGTTGCCTATAAAGTTAATCTTTAGTTTTGAACAATTCGACTATTGTCATTGCCAAAACAACTGGCCAGCAAAAAGCGGTAAACATCATACCCAAAATATTCTCAACTGAAAAACGTAGGGTTTGCTTTAGGATCATCACGGCCATCAGTCCAATAAGTGATAAGCCTATCAGTAAATAGGACATAAAACAAAAATGTAGCAGGCTCATCATACTCCTGATTTTCTTGATTTTCTTCCACGTTTTTTCGGTTGTGGGGTTTCTTCTTCAGTAGGTAGCACTTCCTCCCTTTTTAATTGGTTATTGAGTTCATCAATTATTTTATTGACGCACGGAATGCAGCTGCTCGTCTTTGTGTTAGTACCCTTCATTATGGTATCTAATTGAGTCAATAGCTTTCTATTGCCATCAGAAAGGACATTGGTGCGCTTTACCTCATCAACTAATGCTTTCGCTTGTTCTACCAATTCCGCATCCACAATCTTCGGCCATTTCCGTGCAGGACAATCAGCAAAACTCATCTTTGTTTTTAAGTCAAGGAAACAACCGCAAGGCTTAAAGGTCACTCCATCCAGGGTAACTGGTTGTGCGAATGGATTAAGTTTGTTTAATGGCATCCCACACGTTCGAGTAGTGGAATTGTATACAGGACACTCAATGCATATATGCATCCGTTCATTTGCCATCTGAATGATTTTGTTTATCATATGACTATTGCTTTTCTTATTTCGTTTTTTGCGTATTTGACAAAATTATATAGTGCCTTCTTTGGAATCCCAGTCTCATCAGATAACGTTTGATAGCTGAAATCGTTTAAGGCATACAAGTAAAAGACTTCACGCTCGAGCATTGGCAAACGTGAAATCAAGATATCAAGTTGCTCATTTGTGATACGGTCCCCAAGCCACACCTCCACACTTTCAAAATCTCGCAGTTGTGATTCCGTTGGTTCATCACTCATTTGGTTGAACTTGCGAATTGTGTTATGGTAATGACTGCGATTACTCCAATGCGCTATCTTCAAAGCGTGGTTAATGTAATGCTCGGAGTTTTTTATAGTTGACTTATTCTCAAAAATGCAAAGGAGTGTATCGTGCAGAAGGTCATCTGCCTCATATACATTACCACCGCAAAGGTTGATTGCTAACCTTCTATGCTGCTCATATTGCGCCTTTGAAATAATCATCTATAATTTTTTGAGCTGCCTCAAATCCTTTTACATAAGTAGCATAATAACCCCTTTTGTTCAGTTCTTTGATCCATTCCTTTTGCTCCTTTGATACCACACCCTTTTCGGTCTTTACCTCAATAAATAAACCAAAGTATTTACCAACTGGCTCACAAATTTGGAGATCAGGAAATCCTTTCACGTATCCGGTAGCCTTCATCTTAATGGCCTGCTTCATTGACGTGAACATTCCTCCTGCTGATGCGCAATAAAGTGCGTTTGGATAAGACATCTTGATGTATTGGATAATGGATTGCTGCAATCCTGCCTCTCCTGCGAAGGGTTTTTTCGCACGTGGCTTCATACTATGTAAGATTTTTCCTTTCACGCATCTAATTTAATCATAATTGTGACACTCATCAAAAAAAAAATCATATTGGAAACCATTGTAAACATTGGAAAACTAAAAATAATTTGATAAAACTATTGACAAATCAAAATTTATTTATACATTTGTCAAACAAACGAACAAAAAAACAAACACAATGGAAACAACAGTTAAAGTAATCGAAAAACAAGGAACTACTTACACATCACATAAAGTAGTAATTGGTAAAACTCAATGGACTATTTTAGTAGTTAAAGGAAATTTTAATTATATTTCAATTTATAATGATTCATACGGTAGAAGAAGTATGGGAAAAGATTATAAAACGTTTGATGATGCAGTATTAGCATATAAAAACCCACAAATGAAAGTTGCTCTTTTAAAAATTGAAATGGGTTTCTAAAAATAAAAGAGGGGTGCGGCTCTACAACGCACATCACTAAACAACAAACAAACAACTAAAAAAAACATTATGTATCAAGTTCACATTTTCAAAGGCTTTCATCAACAAGCCATCAACTGCGAATCATTAGAGCAGGCCAACGCAACTGTCATTGATTACGCTCACACACGTGGGATTAAATACCACAAAGATGAACACGGCTACTGCCACGCTTATGCAGGCAAGTATCATGTAAACGGAGTTGAAGCTTTTATCTTTCAAGTTATCTGATTATGCAGTACAAAAAAATTGAGATCTACGGAAAGAACCTTGAGGATTTTGAATTGAAAAGAAATCTAATTGGAAGCGGAATCTATCTTATGGATGCAAAAGAAGCAGCAGCTATAAAACATTTTTTGCAGTTGCATATTGAAAGGGGAATGTATAGTTGGATTTTGGACTTTAACGAATCAGTTAATTTATTAAACAAAATAAATAATCAAATTAGTTATGAAGAAATTAGATAGCACCTACCCACGCAAGTTTATATGCGTACAATCTGCGAGTTATCCAA